TATCCAACTCAGCTGTTGAAAGTACCTTATATTGCTTTTTTGTTCCCTTTAATTTTGCTAATGCTTTATCAATACGATCTAATTTAGCTCCATACTCATCAGCAATAGGACCTCCTCCTGGTTCTGCTTCTTGTTCCATGTCTGCCATTAAACGTTTACGTTCTTTTTCTAAAGCAATTATTTTATTAGCATCTTCTTTTAGGTAATCTTTTTCTTCTTCTAATTTGCCTTGTTCAGCATTTTTACTATTAGCATAATCTTTAGCATCCTTCATAGTTTTGAATTTTCCTACAAGTACACCGTTTTCACCAGTTATATCGAAAGTTTCACCTTCCCAAACATCAAACCATCCATTTGGGGCTGCAGTAGCTACATATTTAGCATCTGGGTTGTTTTTGAGGTGGTGCTCGCCTAAGTTTACTTTTAATTTACCGTCAATAAAACTTTGTAAGTTATTAGGATCTTCTAATTCTTTAGGAAAAATAAAATCAGGCATAAATGCCTTAATAACTCCTACAGTCTGATCTTTGTATTTGTCTGCTAATTGAGGGGCCTTAAGAGCAATATCGGCCCATGTTTTTAATAACTCATTAGCAGAAGTAATATCTCCTTGTTTTATTTTACTAGCAGGAGACTGGGCGATTTGTTTTAGCTTTTTTAAAAAGTTTTCTTCAAGTATTTCCTCATTAGTTTTCTTTTTACCAATGGCTTTAGAAACTGTTTTTCTACGTTTTGCTAAATAGCTATCCGTTTTGTCTATTTTACCATCATTATTTATATCCTTATCTTCTTTTCCTACAGGATCTAGTTTTTCTTCTAAAATTTCTACAACTAGACGTTGTAAAATAGAGGATTTTATTATAGGTTTTTTATTAGACATTATGCTTCTTTTTCTACATCCTTAAATTGGGTCTTTGCTGCAAATTTAGCAGAATTAAGAATTTGGTTGGCTAATTCAATCTGGTTCATTTCTTTAGCTTTTTTAGCTAATTCCACTAACCCATCTGTAATGTCATCAATATCTGCAGTTCCTGTAGATTCAAATCCAGGTTCATCAAAATTAAATTCTTCAGCATCTAATTCTTCTTCTTGCTCCTGCATTTCTTTAAGAATTTCAGTTTTTAGATATTCTTTAAATGCTGATTTGGTTATTTTGTTTTCATTTATACTGTCTTCTAATTCTTTAGTTTTTTCAAGTTCAGTATTGTATTCTTTTTGATTCCTAACGTCTTCAGCACTTGCTTCGGTCATATTAAGAATTTCAGTTTTCAAATATTCTTTAAATTCGGATTTTTTCATTTTGATTTCTTTTGGTAAGTGCCTTTTTTATATGAAGCTCCTTTAGGATTTTTAACAAATTGTTTACCTTTTTTACCTCCACGTTTTTTCTTTCTTGCAGAAGCAGCCCTTTCAGATTTACTTAAAGATTGGGCTTTTTTACGAGGGAGGCACCTTGAAGGATTTTTTTTATTTTTCATAGTACCACATTTCCCTGAAATGTTACCTGAAGTGTCAATACGTACCCAGTCCTCTTTTTTGAACCAGTCACGTAATGACTCTTGGATGATTTCGTGAATGCGGTTTTGGGTCATTTCTTCTTCTTTTTTGTACCACTCATTTGACCTTTACAAACTTTAACTGCTCTACCTGAGAGGTAGGCGGATGATTTTTCCCCAGCGGCCATGCGTCTTTTTCTATATGCTTTACCCTTAGCACATAATTCTTCGGTTAAAGTTTCGCCTAGTTTTTTTATTTCTTTAACCTCTTTTTTAATTTCTTCTTTTTTTAATTTAGGGTTATTTTCCATTACAAATTGTAAGGTTTCTTTAAGTCCCCCCGGGCTGGTTAGTTTGTTGTTTTTCATATCCATATTATACCCACAAGTTCCTTCGTTTATAGTCATGTTAATTATAAATATATAGAATTATTTAACTTTTAAATTTTCAAGAAATTCTAAACCTTTTTTAAGTTCTTCTTCTAATTTTTCTTTATTAAAACCTCCTTTCCAATTTTCTTTATCTCCCCTTTCGGTGATATAACCATTGCTATCCTCAATTAATTTTTCTTCCATAAAATCTTTATATTCTTTTTGGACATTATTAATTTTATCATTATGTATGCTATTAAAATATTCTTCAGATTTACCTTCTTTTTGAAGTTGGGCTTCATAATCTACAACACAATCAAAACACTTTTGATAAGCAGGAAACACTTTTTTATCTAAATGTTTTTTCATTATATTATTACATTCTGGACAAAATAAAGGGGTTTTACCCATTTTTTTAAATTTATCCATTTTAGTAATATTTTGTTTTAAACCATTTTTAATAGTCCAGGTACGGTTATTTTCTTCCCATATATCACCTTCTACATAATATTCATGCTTTTTAGTATAACCTACTCCCTCAGTTGTACGAGCGCTATTATTACCTGTAACTAGGTTACGGGCACGTTGTACATCTTTTTTAGAGAATTCTTTTTTTAAAACGTTATCTTTCATTTACTAAATCCTTTTATTTGTGTTTGTTTTGCGGTATCTTGCATAGTCTTTAATAAAAGTAATCTTTCATCAATAAGTTCTTTCATTAACTCAAGGGTTTCTATATCAAACTCATCATTTACTACTTTTACAAATTCTTTACTTGTCATAAGGAAACATTTTATTAAGTTTATCCTTTCTTTTATTACACCCACAATCACCTTTAGTAACTTTTTCTACTAATTGTTTAATTCTGGTGGCTTCTGTAATTTTTTCAATTGAATCTCCTAGTCCTTTACTTTTCATTTTTTATTTGGTCTTCCCAGTTTCTAAATAAGATATTTCCTTCTTCATATGCTTCGCGTTCAATTTTTTCTAGATCCCCATTCTCATTTGTGTTTGTAGTTTGGAAAAACTGTAGGGTACCTTTTAAATTTTGATGGTGGTGAATTAATTCGTGGGCATATGAACGTAAAATATCCTTGGGGTGTCTCCCCATTGTGTATAATGCAACTAATTGGGCATTAGGATCATAATAGGCAGTACGNCCAAATAAATCCTCTGCGTTTTTTTGGTTGTTGTCTATAAATTTAATTTTAGGGTAAGGTTTTAAATCTAAGCCATTACTACCCATATATTGTGTTAATGAAAGTATTTGGGGAGTTAAACTTTCTTCTAATTCAATTTTTTCATCAGAGGTTTTAAAATTCCTTTTACGCATAACAGTTTTAGCAATAGCTTTATTAGCCATTTTCATAAACGGAATATTAATATTTGTTTCAGTATCAGTAGCAACTACACTTTTATACTTGTTGAGAAAATCAATAAATTCTTCTCTATTATCCCCTAATTTAGTGAAAAAATCCTCTAATTCAAGATAGTCAATTTCAGGTCTGTTTCTAGGATCATTTAATCTATCAAAAAAGTGATTACCTGAGAGGTCTACGTCGATTGGGTTTAATTCTCTATCAGCTAAATTATCTAAATCTTCAACATCTTGTTGGTCAAAATCTTCTTTTATTTTAGTTAAAGAAACACCAGGCATATTAGTTTCTAACCAATTCATCCAAGTTTCCCTTACAAAATCTTCTTCTTCAGGGTCCAAGTCATATTCAAAACTATTAAATAAGTCATCTATAGCCTGTTGTAAACTAATTTTTTTAGCCTTAGCTTTAGTTTTTAGACCTTGAATATGTCCTGGAATTTCATAGTCAAGGGTTAGGTATTCTGCATCTGAGAGTGTGTCTTGATCTATTCCATCTTCACCAGGTCTAACCCCTTTTTCTGCTCTATATTGAGCTAGATGTTCTAATTCATGTCTAACAGAATTTCTTAACTCAGCACTTAATTCACTATATAATTTTTTATCAAGTAATTCGGGGTTGTACTTTATTTCAATAGCTATATCTTTAGGACCTGCGGATCCTTCTACTTTAAAAGGCATAAAACCTAATCCTTTTTTCATAGGATAAAAACCATATACTAACTCGTATTCATCCCCTACTAGACTTCCTTCAGTTGAATCTTCTACTTTTGTACCTAGTTTTAAGGAATTGCTTCATTAAAAAACGAGTTTGCATTCGTGTTTCGGCATCATATGCAATACGTTCTTGTAAAAATTGTTCTTCTAACCCTAACGTAGCTAATTTAGTGTAATATTGAGGGTCTTCATCTAAATGGTCTAAAGCAATTTTTAAAGCTATTTTAGGATCATCAGTATGCTCTTTTTCAACTTCAATTCCTTTTCTTAACTCTTCTTTATCATACTTATGTTTATATTCCTTAACTACATCAGTTAACATATCCCATATCTCATCTATTTCGGGGATGTCTGGAAAGAATTGGGTGAAGGTTTCTTTATCTTTGGCTAATAATGCCTGTCTAGCTTTAGTACCACTAACAGAACCACCTGTTATTATTTCTTTAACTTTGATGTTTGGATAATCACCTTTACGAAGTGATGCAGTACGACTTGCTATGTCTTTAAAATCTTCTTCATTCCCCTCTCGAGCACCAATAAACCAATAAATTTCCTTCTCAGGATTTTTCTTAGCATAAGAATATATAGCTCCAATAGGGGGTTTGTTATCAGGAGAGGCCATTACCACTACTTTACTAGGAAGGGATTTTTTATATATGTTCCAAATAGCCAATGATTCTTCTTGACTAATTGAATCTCGGGTTCCACTACCTACCAATACAATTAAAGCATCCATTTCAGGATTTTCTTGTAAAGCTTTCTTTACTACTTCTAAATGTCCTGATGTAGGGGGTTTGAAGCCTCCTCCAAACATTCCAACTATTTTCTTTTTAGGTGATGTATTTTCACCTAAAATTTCTTCTACTAATACTTGAGCTAAGGGATTCATGCTAAAAAAGATTTTAATTTAGACTGTGCTTCTTCAGCTGAGATAGAGGTGTTTATAATGTCTTTTACTCCTTCATCAGCTAATAGTGATTTTATTTGTTCAGCATCTTTAGCTTTTCGAGCATCTGATTTTGCTTGTTGGGCAGGAGTTTTAGGTTTGGTACCCTTAGGATCAAAAGGTGTAAGATATTTAGTTACTATATCTTCTAAATCTGTTAATTTTTCATCTCCTAAAGTATTAGCAACAGATACAAAATTATTGCCAAATAACTGTTTATAGGGAGCATGATTTTGAGTTACACTTTTCCATGTTCTCATTACTATAGCAGGAGCTAAACTTCTATCCTCCCCCCCAGATTTTTTAAATCTATCTTGGTTTTGTTTAAGTGAACGCTCTAAATCAGTGTAAACATAAAGCATAAATACTTCATATCCTGCTTCTTCTAATTCTGTTTTTAAATTATTAGTTTGTTTATATGACGCAGCAGTGCCATCTAAAATAAATGATTGTTTACCTTCAATAGTAGCGGCTATATTACCTTTAAATTCTTTATTAGCAGCAGCCATTTGCTTTGCTTGCTCACTTCTTTCTTCTGGGGTAGCATTTTTTAGGTCTAAGGATACATTAGCTTTTTTAAGTAAATCGATGTAAATATTATCTACATTTAATACTTTTAAACCTCCTAAATCTAAACCTTTTAAAATATACCCTTTACCCGCACCTGGGGCGCCAGCCAATATAATAGCTTTAGGTTTACCCTGTATTTCTTTTAGAATATCATATAATTTCATAAAGAGTATTTGTTATAAATATTACAAATCTCTTTTAGCTGATGTTCTAAATTGTGTAAATGCTGGTTTGTGATTGGGGTTTTCTAAGTCAAATAATCTACGGACTGTTCGGTAAATATCTAAATTTTCTTCTATAGTTCTAGATGATTCATACATTTCCCATCCTTTACCTTGCATTTTACCTTTTGCTGCTTTTCTTTTAGAGGATTTTAACCATAAAATACCCGTACGATCTACTTTTTTACCAAAGCATTCTTCAAAACATTTGGCATACATTGCTGCTTGTAAATCATAAGTAGTTTGTAAGTGGTTAGATGTTTTAAAATCTATAATCCATAATTCACCATCAATTTCACAAACTAAATCACAAGTACCTGCTACTTTTAATTCATCCGAGAATAAATGGACTTCGGCTTCAATTAATGTTGGTTTATATTCTTCCCACCAATCAACAAATCTTAAAAACATTTGCCAAACATGGGAGGGATACATGGGCCTACCATATTGAAGAAACTCCATTTCCTTTCCATTAAGATAATCTTCAATCATCTCATGTACTTGAGTACCTTCTTCACCCGCTTTTCTAACAATATGATCTGCCGAATATCCTACCTTTTTAAGCCAATCCTCAAAGAATTTACCTTTAGGGTAATAAGATAAAACATAAGTTACTGAGGGGTAATATTCACCATTCCGTTGATAATATCTACCATCTGGGAGGGTTATTTGCTTGGCATCATCCGATACTTCTAGTATTCTGTTATAAGAAGTTTTTATTTGTGTCATAGGGCTAATTTTTTAGCCAAAAGCCCAGATAAGGTAAGGGGAACAGACTTTTGAATAAGTTCAGTAAAACGTCTAAATCCTAACTCACTCGGGTCCTTATCGTCCATCTCTAATAGATGAACTTCTTTACCTTCATTCATAAACGTTTCACAAAATTTAATTGCAGATTTCATAGCATCACTATCGAGTGCTATATATATTTTTTCAACTTTAGAAGAAACAATCTTCTTCATCAAATTGGCTTGTATATTTTTTCCTAACAGCGGTATCGCATTCCTTTTGATGGCTATGGCGTCAAATGGTCCTTCGCACAATACCAACGGGCTATCCCAGTTTATAAACATTTCAAATGGTACAATATCACGGGATACTGATGGGTTTTTATATTTGCGGAATGGTTCTTTTTCAAAACTGCGAGCCGTAAAATAATTTAAGTTACCATTAACATCATAAGAGGGAATAATAACCATATTTTGGTATTCTCCACTTTCACAATAACCAATATTATACTTTAAAATATCACTTATAAAAATACCTCTTCTTCTGAGGTAGGCTAAAGCATGCTTACCCATAATGTCTGAAGGGAGGTCTATAAGGGAAACAAATTCTGGGGGGAGTGTAATAGTATTTACTATTTCTACTTCCTCTACAAATTGACCTTTAGGTACTAATTTACGAGCCTCTTCAATATACTCGTACTTTTTAGATCTTTTAAGTAAAGAAACAATTGTTTTTCCCCTGGTGTTACATACCCAACAATGCCATGGGTTGTGCCCCTTTTTATTTTCGGTAAAATTTATTTCTAATTTAGGCTTATGGTGATTACAAAAAGGACAATGATGGGCATAATTACCCCTTGCCGTTTGTTTACCCTTCCCTAAAATTCTATCAACTAGGGTGACTAGTAAATGATTTACCATAGTATGGAATATACGGTAAATATCTTACATATCAAAGTCTGAGGTGAAGAACTTACCTAATATATTATCATTATAATACTTTGTAGGATTCTCCAATACTTCCAGCTGGAATAATATTTTGGTCTCTAGATATGTAAGGTGTTTTTTATTGAAAGCTAGTTGGATAATTTGTTTATTCAAATCTTCCAGCGTAACTTCTCCTTTGTGGATTTGGTTTTTAAGATGGATATTTGACCCATAATATTTTTTCCAATCACTTTCTTTTTGAATAACCCGGAATGTTTTTTTTCTACCCCTCCCTGTTTGTTCTGCTAACTCCGCTTTAGTGAGTTTTTTCTTTTGATTGTGAAATAGGACTTTTTTCCCTATATATTTTTTACCCTCGGGGGTAATCACTTCATATACAAACCCAAATGTATTTGGGGGAAATTGTGATATGTCTGTAATTTCTTTTCCATTATATAACCAATTCAT